TACTTTCAACAACTACACAAAGTGTTAAGAAACCCAGATGCATTTCCAGATGAGATCATGGACATACAAAAACAACTTGGCCTAGATGTAGGACTTGGATTTAGAAATGGTGGTCTTGCCGGCATCCTGGAGGTGTAATGCCAAGAAGTGCAGAACAACAAGAACTTTACGATAAACTAAAATTATTTTTAGATAAGTATCGAGGCAAGACACTTTCTTCAGATGTATTAGCAGCAAAAGTTGCTGAAATATATAAAGGTAAATTAGGGAACAAAACACCTGCAGGTAAATGGTCTGATTTAAAAAGATCTAATCCAGAGCTTTTTAAAAACGTAAATATAGTATCTAATGTAAAAGGTAAATTAGATAGATACTATAACGCTAACCCAGAGTTTCAAAAATTTTATAAAGAAAGGTATGAAAGTAAAAACGGTAAGTGGGAAGACATATCTGTTGCTGACAGAACTGTAAAAAAGAATAGTATAAAAACATTTAAGTTAGATCTAGAGCGAAAAAAAACAATACCAAATAACTACATTCGTAATAATTTATTTTCTGAAAAAGTAGGAATTAATCCAGATACTTTTAGAACAATGAGAACTAGAGATGATTACAAGACTCTTATTAATAAAATAAATAAAATTGCAAAACCTAAAAAATTTAATAAAGAACTTTATTTTAAAGATCCGTCTGCTGATGAAATATCTAAAATTAAAAATTTAATTAAAGAAAATAGAGAGATTGGTGTAAAATCAATGGCAGAAAAGAAACAAGCTGTTTCTTATGAACCTATCAGAGCAATACATAGAGAACTAATTAGAGACCCTGACGCAACACCCACAGAACTTGCAGAAGCTATCTATGGAAAAGCAAATGCAAAAAATTTAAGAAACATTGGAAACGATGCATCGATGTATGTTGAGTTTTTATCCGGGTCAAGAAAGGTTCCTGGAATTACGGCACCAACTGTAATGATGTCAGAAAATATTTTAGGAAATATTTTAATGCCTGGAAGTGGTTTTTTTAATTTTGGAAATGCTGAAAGAAGAAATGCAATGTTAAAAGAACGGGATAAGATTTTAAAAATTACTGATCCTAACAATAGATTATTTACTATCAGAAACCGTTTATTAAGAAATTTAAGAGGACAAGGTTTTAATGTTGATGAAGCGATGGGTCTTTCAGCAACTTATGAAAGAGCTCCTGGTTATTCAGAGCTAGCACAGATAACTAGTCCTGAAGTAAACTATATAAAAGGAAATACAATTGATAGAGATTTTTCTAGAATTTTTGACAAAGTTGTTAGAGGTGAACAAAACCTTGGTTCGGAAATAAAAAAATTTAATCAAGACTCTAAAGCTTTTCAAAAAACTTATAATGTTGATACACCTATTATAGAATACAAACCCGGAGAAAAATTAGATGCATCTAAGTTTGTAAAAAATTTTGACAAACTAACACCAGAAGCGCAAGCAAATGTATCTCAACTTGCAGATCAAGGAATTGCTTTAAGATCTAAGGCAATGCCTATGGGGGCTTTACTGGCTGCTGTTGAAAAAGCTCCTCAAGCGTGTAGAACAATTTTAAATTATCAAACGGGAGGTATTTCTGCAACATGTGCAGAGGCCATACAAAAAGATCCTGTTGGTTCTGCAGAAAAATTAAAAAATTTAGATGCGCAAAGTGGACCACTTGCAAAAGTTAAAAACGCAGCAGTAAGTTTTTTAAAATCACCAGGTGTAAAAAGATTTGGTATAGCAGGTGTTGCAGGAACAGTTGGAGCTGCAATAGTAAAAGAATTTAACAACAACGATCCAACAACTTATTTATCAAATGAAGACCAACAAAAAAGTTTGTTGGTATCTATGGCACTAGATCCGGTTGCACCAGATTTTGAAAGACCAGATATTTTGGATTATCAATTACCAGCAGTGGGTGCAACAATTGCAGGAGCAACAGCAGTTTCAGCACCAACTACAATTAAAGCTAGTAGATCAAGAGCATTAGGTGTTGAACAAAAAGGTTTGACTAGAACTGCAGGAAGAGTTTTAGGAAGAGGACTTGGTGTTGCAGCTTCACCAGGATTACTTGCTCCATTAGCAGCTATGGATATTACAAGTCAAATAGCAGAAGGAGACTCACCAATGGATATAGCAACAGATCCATTAAACTATTTATATCCTGCATTTGCAGATCAAACACCAAAACTAACTAGAGGACTAAACCCTTTATTTAGAAAAGCAGCTAATTTAGGTCTAGGTAAGGTAGGATTGAGAGCGCTTTCTAGAGCAGGTATAGTTGGACTTGCAGCTTCACTTGGTATACAAGGTTATAATTTATTGGACGACTAATGGTTAAATTAATTCCAGGAGGGGGACCACCCCCAAAAAGCGGACCTAATCCACAGGGGTTGAATGTACCTGGAAAAAAGATTATAGTGGTAAAGAACTCGGAGAAAAAAACAAATGTCAACAATAGACAAAGCTCTACCAAACGTAGTAGAGAACAGCGTAACAACGCCTAGTGACGAAGAAGTCGCTTTAGCAGAAGAAAAAGTAATTGAATCACAAGGTGGTGAAGGCGTAGACATACAAGAGAATGAAGATGGTTCAGTAGATGTAAACTTTGAACCAAATAAAATTAATCAAGAAGGTACAGACACACATTTCGATAACCTAGCAGATATTTTACCAGATGATATTTTAGGTAGACTAGGTTCAGAACTTTTTACTAATTACATGAATTACAAATCTTCTCGTAAAGAGTGGGAAGATAGTTATGTAAAAGGTTTAGATCTTTTAGGATTTAAATACGAAGATAGAACACAACCATTCGATGGTGCTTCAGGTGTAACACACCCAGTGTTAGGAGAAGCAGTCACACAGTTTCAAGCACAAGCTTACAAAGAATTACTTCCGGCTAAAGGTCCAGTACACACTCAAATTATGGGTGTAGTCAACAGACAAAAAGAAGACCAAGCCTCACGAGTAAAAAATTTCATGAACTATCAGCTCATGAATAAGATGAAAGAGTATGAACCCGAGTTCGATCAGATGCTTTTTTATCTCCCTCTTAGCGGCTCTGCCTTTAAGAAAGTTTATTACGATGAACTTCTGGACAGAGCCGTGTCCAAATTTATTCCATCGGACGATTTGATAGTTCCATACACTGCAACATCTTTGGAAGATGCAGAAGCAGTTGTACATAGATTAAAAATGTCAGAAAACGATCTAAGAAAAAAACAAGTATCTGGTTTTTACAGAGATATAGAAATACAACCTGGTTACACACAAGATACAGAAATTGACAAAAAAGAATTAGAAGTAGAAGGAATTAGAAAAACAAAAGACGAAACTGATTTTACTATTTTAGAATTTCATACTGATTTAGATCTTGAAGGCTTTGAAGACAAAGACATGGAAACTGGAGAGATGACAGGAATCAAACTACCTTACGTTGTAACACTAGACCAAGGTAGTAAAGAAGTTTTATCAATTAGAAGAAACTACAAACAAGATGATCCACTTAGAAAAAAGATAGATTATTTTGTACACTTTAAATTTTTACCAGGTCTTGGTTTTTACGGTTTTGGATTAATACACATGATTGGTGGTTTATCTAAAACTGCAACAGCAACATTAAGATCTTTGATTGATGCAGGAACTTTTTCAAACTTACCTGCAGGTTTCAAACAAAGAGGTATCAGATTAAGAGATGAAGCTGAAGCAATCAAACCAGGTGAGTTCAGAGATGTGGATGCTCCAGGTGGTAACATTAGAGATGCATTTATGCCTTTACCATTTAAAGAACCATCAGCAACATTATTACAATTAATGGGTGTTGTAGTTTCAGCAGGCCAAAGATTTGCAGCAATTGCAGATATGCAAGTTGGAGATGGTAATCAACAAGCAGCTGTTGGTACAACTATTGCATTATTAGAACGTGGTTCAAGAGTTATGTCAGCGATACACAAAAGAATGTATGCTGCAATGAAACAAGAGTTTAATTTATTAGCAAATGTATTTGCACAATATCTACCACCAGAATATCCTTATGATGTTGTTGGTGCACAAAGAATGATTAAGCAACAAGACTTTGATGACAAGATAGATATCATCCCAGTTGCAGATCCAAACATATTTTCACAATCACAAAGAATAAGTTTAGCTCAAACAGAACTACAACTTGCGATGTCTAATCCACAGATACACAACATGTATGAAGCATACAGAGATATGTACGAAGCAATCGGTGTAAAAAATATTGATCAGATATTGCCACCACCTCAACAACCTATGCCAATGGACCCAGCTTCTGAAAATATTTTAGCTATGTCAGGTAAACCTTTCCAAGCATTTAAAGGTCAAGACCATAGATCACATATTACAACTCACTTAAATTTTATGGCAACAAGTTTAGCTAGAAATAATCCTGCAGTGCTTGGTGCATTAGAAAAAAATATATTTGAACACATTGCATTTATGGCACAAGAACAAATAGAAGTAGAATTTATGGAAGAGTTACAACAATTACAACAATTACAAATGGCAGTACAACAAAACCCAATGTTGCAACAAGATCCAAACACACAACAACAGATTTTAACAATCAGTATGGCTTTAGAGGCTAGAAAAGCAAAACTAATTGCAGAAATGACCCAAGAATTTAAGGAAGAAGAGAATCAAATCATGGGTCAATTAGGAAATGATCCAATTGCCAAATTAAAAGCAAGAGAATTAGACCTAAGAGCAATGAATGATGATAGAAAAGCACAAGATGCAGAGGCTAGATTGAATCTTGATAAGATGAAAGCAATGATGGCACAAGAAAATAACGAAGATAAGTTGGATCAAAACGAAGAATTAGCTAAATTAAGAGCAAATACTTCGATTGAGAAGACAATTTTAAGTAAAACAATCCCTTCAGCACCAAAAATGGACAAACCAATTGGTAATGTAGCGATAATTAGAGGTAAAAGGTAAAAATTATGTGGTTTTCAGCAATAAAATTAGCAGTTTCTGCAGGAAGTAAGATTTATGCTAACAAACAGAAGGCAAAAATGGCAATGTCGGACGCACAATTGCTACATGCAGAGCGTCAAGCCCGAGGTGAGGAAGCTTACCAAGGAAAATTACTTGAAGCTAGACAATCAGACTGGAAAGATGAGGCAGTTTTGATAATTTTAAGCATGCCCGTGTTGGTGCTTGCATATGCAGTCGTATCGGACGATCCAACTGCTATGGACAAGGTAAAATTGTTCTTTGATATGTTCTCGCAGCTCCCTTCATGGTTTACAAATTTATGGATCCTTGTGGTCGCGAGTATTTATGGTATAAAGGGAACACAAATATTCCGTAATGGAGGAGGTAAAAAATAATGGCTAAGAAAAAAAGTAAATTAAAAAAATTTCTTAAGAGAGCTCTACCGGTAGCAGCATTAGCAGCTGGTGCAGGATTACTAGCTCGAAGAAGAAGAAATCAAGCCAACGTGGAAATGGACTTACCTATGTCTAACTTAGGATCTTTTGCAGACGCTAGAGCAAAAATGACAACTAACGATGCAATGAGAGGTAAAAGCAGTATATATCCAGACGCTATCATGAGAGGCGGCGGAGGTGCACGTATACCTAAAGGTTTACCAATAACATCTGCTAATGTTCAAAAAGGTTTAGTTGAACCACCACTAAAAGGTCTACAAGATAGAAATAGAAACATGGATTTTGGTTTAGAACCTTTTGCTGCCAAAGATGGTGGTAAAGTTGTTAAAACTGGAGAAGAACCAAAAAAACGTAAAAAGAAAATAGGAATCCAAATTAAAGGATTTGGAAAAGCGAGGAGAGGATAATGCCTGGAATAGAGAAAAAAGGTAGAAGCATGATTGCTAACTACAAAAAAGGTGGAAAGGTTTTAAAAAAAGTAAAACCAAACCAAAAAGGTCTTAAAAAGTTGCCTAGAAAAGTTAGAAATAAAATGGGTTACATGAAAGACGGAGGAAGAGCTAGATAATGGCAAAGCTTTGTCCAAAAGGTAAGGCCGCAGCGAAGCGAAAATTTAAAGTGTACCCAAGCGCGTATGCTAATATGTATGCTTC